CTTGCCAAGCTCGGTGATGACGTTAGAAGCAGTCACAGTGGTAGCAGTTACGTCTACAACGTCAGCGTCAGCAGTCATCAAAGAGATAAGACCTGAGAACTCACCTGCTGAAGCAGCGTTTCCGTTCCAAATGTTCTGCTCAATCTTTTGGGCAGTCTTGGCGGCTACGTGAGCAATCAAGAAGTCAGCAAAAGAAGCAGGGATGCTATCGTAGGCAGAGAAGCCCATTTGACCACCAATCCAAGAATCGTAGTAGTCCTTCTTGCAAAGCTGAAGGTTAACTTGGAATGGTTCAACCTCAAGAACTCGGTCAGTCAAGGTCAAGGTTGAAGTGGCATCAAAATCACAGGTAGCGTCCTTGACGATTCCGTCAGTAGCAACTTTTTGAAGAGTGGTTTTGAAGTTTACGTTTGGAAGGATTTCGATGAGACCCTTGTCAAGCGTGTCTGCGCTCAAAAGAGCAGCAGAGATGTATTTGGAGGCAAAACTGCCCGCATAATTTGTGGTGATAGAAGTTACCGTAGGCATTTTCTGATTTTTGTTTAGTTGTTAAGACGTGCAAGGACTCGGTCAAGGGTTTTTGCGGGACGCTTGAACTCAACCTTGTTGGCTTGCTTTGTTTCGGGATTGTGCTTGATGGGCTTTGCAGCAGGCTCGGCTGACAACTCGGCTTTCACCGCTGCCATCTCTTCCTTCTTGGCGTAGCCGCCCATCTCCTCACGCATTGCTTTCATCTCCTCACGCATCATTGCAATCTCTTCGAGAACTTTCTCTACGATTGCTGCAACGGCAGGAGCTTCTTCTTTTACTTCGACTTCTGCGAGTTCAACTTCGGCTTCAGGTTGTTCTACCTCTACCTCAACTTCAACTTCTTCAGACGCCTCTTTAATTTCAGCGATGAGACCTTCTTCAGCGATGACCAATACACGGCCATCAGAAAGAAGATGCTCACCAACAGGAGCAGGTACACGGTCTTCGCCACTTACGACAAATACCTCGTTTCCTGCTTCAAATACTTCAGCCTCAAGAACGGCTCCGTTCTCAAGGGTCATTTGCTCGAACTTCACCTCACGGATGGATGATAGCTCGGCAAGGATGCGGTTCAGAATAGAATTTGCTTTCATATCTAACTAAATAAAAAGGGGTTGGTTAATTGTTACATTTTTACAAGTCCTGCCACAATGTGTTAGTGGCTTCCCATCGGGTATTGATGGTCTGCCATTCTTCGCCTCGTATCTTGACGCTGATGCCTTGACCCACGAGCGAACCTATGCCCTGCGCTTGCAGCGAGCCATCACAGCATTTGCGTGAGTAGGTGTTGTCCTTGCAGAGGCATCCCCTGTTACCGCCTCTTGGTGAGGCCACAGGTAGTTTTTGTGGACGCATCATAATTTGCCAAGTTCTTTAAGTTTGCTCTCTGCCCAACGCTTTGCAGCCAATCCTCCCCATAGCAGGTAAGAGATAGTGCCACACGCTTGGGTATCGCTCTCATCGTAGTATTCTTCGGCTCTTGATAGGTACGAGTACATCCGAGTGATTGTCTCTACGCTCACAGGCTTGCCTTGTGCCAACTGCTGCGCACGCACCTTACCAACAGGCGTAGCACACTTGTTGTTGTTCTTCTCGTTAAGCTCAATGCCTCGCTTGGCGTTGTTGCGTACCGCTTCAGGGTAGTCCGAGTAGGATTCAAGCTCCATACGCTTGCCTGACTTCTTGCGTCCATCACGTTTGATGATGGCTACGATTTGCGAGAGTAGTAAGGCCGCCTCTTGCTCTTCGATTACTTCCATCTCTTGCTTGGCAAAGTTCATCTTGTCTACGAAGTACCCTTCGATTGAGAATCCCTTGACCTTGCCTGTCTTCACGAAGCCATCCCAAATCTCAGGGTTGTTGACCTTCATAGAAACCATCCACGTGCCAACAGGCAACTCCATCCCGTACTTGCGGCTCTTGTCGTGGGTCTCATCCTCAATAATCCAAGACTCAACCACAGTAAGCCCATTGATGCCTACTTCGTGTTCAAGCGTAGCGTTGTTCTGCTTGGCCTTTTGAAAGAACATCTCACTCGCTTTGCGGATGGTGTTCTCTGAAAAGTATACGTAGAACTCCTCTTCACCATTTACTCGGTAGATAGGTTTGTTTGGAACGAGTGCTGCTCCCATTAGGATGCGCTTCTCTTCGCTCTGCGTAGCGAACTCAAGGCGTTTTGAGTTGAGGGCGATGAAGTCCTCCTCAATGGCAGGATGCTCTACAAGGCTGATGGCATCAATGCCCGTGAGGGCCATCGTTTCATCAAGTATAAGTTCAATTAGTTTCATTATCCGAATGTTGCGGTTCGTATGCGTCTGCGGTCAAGCTCTGCTCCTGAAATAACTTCTCCGCTGACCACATAAGCACGGATTGGTCGGTCAAATTGTCCTGCAATACCTTCTACCAATTGGTTGGCACCGCCTTGACCTACAATGTTGAATTGTGCAGGCTGCGATGGAACCGAAGGTGTACCCGCACCTGAAGTGTAAGAACCTGCGCCCGATGATTGGTATTGCTGACTACTTATAAGCGCAACTTGGCTTGCAGCAAATGCTGCTGCGGCCCCTGCTGCGATTGCAGGGTATGCAGGGAACAAACCCGTAAGGGGTGACTTTTGTGCCGTAGCGTAAGCGTTTATAACGCCCTCTACGCCCTGAACTACCGCTTGGGCAATAGATAGCCTTTTTTGAATCTCAAAATCTCTTTTAGCCAATTTTTCACGTTCCGCACTCAAGGCTTTGTAAGTAGCACTCTCTGACTTTCCCTGCGCCTCAAGAGCTTGCATACGTGCTTCAATGCCCTGTATGTCGCTGCTGCTTGATGCCTCATAAAAAGCAGAAATAGAATCAATAGCCTGTTGCGTGGTCTGAACTGCATCGCTTACGGATTGCAAATCGAATTCTCTCCTTTGGTTTGCAAGGTCACGATTGCGCTCAAAGTATTCTACGTCCAATTGATAACGCTCATCAAGAAGTGCTTGGTATTGAGCATTCTCAGTTAGACCCAACGCTTGATACAATGCTACCTGTTTATTTAAAAAGTCAACACGAATGTTATATCCATTCTCGTACCTTTTATATTCTTCTTCTGCAAGTGTTCGTTCGTTCTGAATGGCATTTTGAAGACCTAAAACTCCCAAACCTGCATTGGTTCGATTCATCTGAAGTGTTGTCTCTGCCTCAATAGCCTTTGCCTCGTTGATTTGCTTTTGAAGGTCTAAACGCTCACGTTCAAGGCTTCGTTGGTTCATTAGGTATTCTGACTTCTGACCTATGATGCGCTCTTCCACGTCAAGCAATTCTACATTAGCCTGCTCTAATGCAACAAGGTTTTCAACATTTGATAGCCTGTCGTATTCTGCTTTTGCTGCTGAGACCTTTATTTCAATAAGGTCTTTTTCGATTTTTAGCTGCTCCTTTAAAATTTCATCGACCTTGTTGTTGGCTTCAATGCGTTTATCAATGCTCAATAGCTCATCATCACGCAACTGACGCTGAATTTCCGCTTGTTTTTGAAAATCTAATTGGTTAGCAAGCCGCTGAACGTCTGCAAGTTGCGACTTCTTCTGAAGCTCAACTAATTCTTTTGCTTGGTCAACTACTCCACTAAATGCTTCACGAAGGCTCTTCTTGCCGCCTGTGAAATAGTCAATCAGGTTGCTCACGGCAATCTGAACCGTGAAGATGCCCGTGTTTAATACGTCTACAACCTTTTGATTTCCTGTGAACGCTTCGCTTGCTGCATCAGTCAACTTGGTCACAACACCAAGAGCAGTGATGTTTTTGATTAAACCCTGAATGTTTTTTCCCGTCTCCTTGACTTGGGTGTTTACACCCTCAACGGCTTTCTCGGCTTTCTCAAATGACTTCTCGGTGGTAGTACCTACCTGCTTGACGTTCTTGTTGAGGTCTTTTACTTCTCGATTAAGTTCATTGACGGTTAGCTCAAAGCCACTACCATCACCTTCAATGCGGATTGTTTCTACTACTGCCATTACCTGCGCTTTAGGAACTCATCCCAAGTCTTTGGAATAGCGTGCTTGCCTTTGGCTATGTCAATAGCCTCCGACTCGTTGCGCCACTCATCCAACTGCAAGAGTTCAATCAAATAACCTAAATAACTTGGCTTCATACTACGTTGAGGAGTTCGAATGTTGCTTTACCCGTTGTCATATTCACCTGTGCTGAGTTCACAATGTACTTTTGGTTGTTCCAAATGATGGCGTTCTTCAAATCCATTGTGATGATTTTGCCAAGAGGCAATGCCGCATCTACCTGCACAAGCCTGCGTCTTTTGTCGTATAGGTCTACAATGTAGTCACTCCAATAGTCGTTGTACAGGTTTGAGTTTACGCTTTGCAGATAGTACGGGTCAAGGTCGCTACCGAATACAATGCTATCAGACACACCGACACCCGCATAGCGGTTTGACGTATTAGCATACCAAGCTACATCAACTCTTCGGCTTGTTGCATTGTCAGAGTTTACAAACGCAACGGGATTGCCGCTAATGTCATAGTCGGCAAAATATCCGTAAAACAAAACAGGTGCGCCCAAGTAAGGGTTGAATTTACCCTCCTCGTTTGTTTCGCTTGTGATGCTCTTGTAAACGAGTACGTTTGTTAATGCACCCGTATGTTGGTCGGTTAGCCTTTCAAACAACGGACACTCAAACGGAAGGTCAATGATGAACTCATCACCATCAAACGAGAAGAATGCTCGTAAGTCACCATATCCCGTGTTGTAGAGACGTTTGTATTGGTAACCGAGTATTTGTTCCGTCTCTTGATATTTGAATTCAATCTCACGGAATAGTGGTGGTCGATTGACAACGTATTCGGTGATGTCAAGATATGTCTGAAGGTTTTGGTCGGTTCCTGCTGCGTACCAATCATCCAACGGCTGAAGCAAGTAGCTCGTAGATGTGGTTGGCACAATCACCATATTGTACATCCTCAACACCCCTGCCAAAAAGTCCTTGACCTTAATTTCAGGCATCAGGTCTTGGATGATTACCTCAAAGGTGTAGGTTGCAGATGTTGACTGACTAACCAAGAATCTTGTAGTCGGAGTTGCATCTACTGCATCGTAGTACGAGCAGCGGTACGTCAAAGAATTGACAATGTTCTGCGGCCTAATAAACAACTGAATTGTCTGACCTTGATATGCTGCTACGTTTGACAAAACACCAAAACTCGTTGTGCTTGGGTGAGCTGACTTTTTGTAAGAGCCAATAAGTTGACCATTTGCAAACAAGCCAACCTCATAGTCTACGTTCACGTTTGTCATTCCAACTGTGACCGTGAATACTCCGTCTGCTGCTACCGTCCAAGTGTCGGTTGCAAGATTAAAGTCAGAACCTGATGTAAGCGTGTTGAAGTTTATGAGTTGCCAAGCAATGTCATTTCCGCCACCAAATAAGTAGCCCTCAAACCTGTGCAGCCATAACGACAAATCAACAAACGGAGTTGCACTCAAAAACGAACCCGTAAATGTGATTCCGTATTGTGCTTCCATAGCATCTAACACAGCCGTGACCTTGAGTGCGGGCTTCAATTCATACCAATGTATACCGTGGTCTTCATTGGTTCCCTTGTAGTGAAGGTTCGGGTCATCCTTTGCTCCACTATCCGAATTGTAGTACCAATTGTCAACGGGACTCATCATCGGATAGAACACGGGCGCAGATGCTGCGGTAGTCAATCGGTCGTATACCGCATCATCAGTATAGGAGTGATTGTATTCCGAAGGGAATTCCAAATCATATAAGTAGTCATCACCAAATAAATCTGACAGGCTCACCAAGTCACCATAGAACGTAATGCTATACGCATACGGCTCCGTGCCTTTAAGCTGCACGTTCTCAATCTCAACTACCCCTGTGCGGAATGGAATTGAGTTGATTTCGATTCTTGCTGCCTGTCGTAAGCGACCATCAAAAGTGTTGCTTACGCTTGTGCTTGCAGCACCCGCATTCCAAGCCGTAGTAAAGGTGTTCCAAGTGATGCCGATGCTATTCCAAACGGGTGAACCACCCGTCTCGGTTGTGATGACCGAGCTTGTGATGTTGGAGTTGTAGTAGTGCTGAAGAATCTCGTTGTTGCGTGGGCTTGCAGGAATAGTAAATCCCTGCGTGAAGTCCGTGAACACCTTGCTGATGTCCTGTACATTCTGCACCGATAGGTTGATGGTGATTTCCTCATCATCAAA